GCACCCTAACTGCTCCAGTTGATGGAGTTGTACCAATCCCAACATTCTGACTGCTATTGACAGTAACAGCAGTAGTGCCATTTGTCTTGAGCGACAGGCTGGTAGTGTCGCCGGAATCTACGTTGTATGTTTTTACGGTTGACATTGTTTACCACCCCGCCATATCGACGTACTTTTGCCCATCAGCACCGCAGTCAGCCAAGAACTCATCCTTCTGCTCGGGCGAGTAGTTTCGGCACTTAACACGCTTCAGTTCTGTCTCTGTGACTTGCAGCCAAGTGGCTTCCAGCGTGTTGCTCTTGGTGTCGTGGCACACAGCGGCCAGATAGGTTTCACCCATGTTCTTCTCCTATTAGGACGTAGCGCCTTTGATGACGGCAAAGTTAATGACGATTGCTTCCGACAAAGACCCACCGGAAATATTACGAACGGCTATGTATCCAACTCCGGCACTGGCTTGAGTCCATAAATTATAACTACCCAATGAAGTGATGCCGCTGCCATTAACGTTTACAAGCAAAATGTCAGACGCAGTAATCAGAGAGTTATTCAACGCAAACGCCACGCTAGCATTAGATGCTAACGCAGCATTATTCATCGTAATCTGACCAGTAGGCTTGTTCAGAGTAACAGCGGTGGATTTATTTGTCGCTTGCGTGACCGTGCCACCAGAGCCAGTTCCGTAGCCAAGAAGACTGTTGGGGTTGGTAATGACTACGTTGCCGGAAGAGTTGATGCGCAGTATTTCTGACCCACCTTCACCAAAGGCAATCGTGTCGGCAGCAGGGAAGAAAATGCCGGTGTTGGTATCTGAACCTTGAATTGCAGGCGTACCTGCGGAACCGTCTACTCCAGCAATTCCAGTTGTTCCGTTAATAGTTACAGGCATATTTGCTCCTTACACCACAGTCCAAACTGCACCAGAAGGTACAGTTACGGTAACGCCTGAATTGATGGTTATCGGGCCGGGACTAAAACCATTGTAATTTGAGGAAGGCAACGTAAGGTTTGCAGTAATGGTGTTGTATCCAAGAAAAATAGCTCCACTGGTTCCTGCATAAACCATTTGAGTTTCGTCTTGGTATGTGGATTTTTCTGCCGGATAAGTACAGAACACATCCTTGGTGCCAGCAGCAAAGTCAACTTTTGTTCCGCCGGTAGAACTCTCAAGAACCGTGTCTCGCGAAAGCGTAGTACCAGAAGCGGTATACGTTCCAATACCTACTTCCCATTCAGTTCCACCAACTATCGCGTAATAAGTGGTGTTTCCGTTTCCAATTACAGAAAACGATTGAAATCCGCTAACCGCACCAGCAAGCGTAATGGTGCCAGTACCAGCCGTTGTGGTCGTTTCTTTGACCCTATCTTTAACCACAAGAGGCATGACTCACTCCTTACGCGATACGGATGATTGCGCTGGACGAATTAGCAGTTGGGAACACGATAGTGAAGTCACCCGAAGACGAAGACTTATCGCTACCGAAGTCCAGAACGCAAACCGCACGGTTGCTGTTGGTGCTGTTATAAATCAAAGCGCCGCGAGCCGTGATGGTCGAGCTAGCCCAAGTGGTGTCTGCAAAGTCAGTAAACGCAGTAGTACCAGAACTAGTCGGGGTAACAGCACTCAGCGTATTACCGCCAGCCGTATAGTTGCCCGTCGAAGGAACCTCATTAGAGGTGGTGTAAGCCGTGGTAGTTGCATCAAGAGTGGCCGACGAGGTGTACAGCGCAATCTTGAAGGTGTTACCGCCGGGGTTATCAAAGTCATGCAGAGCTTGCATAAGCTCCTGCTTGAACGAGGTGCACATTGCTTGAGTAATTGCCATTTCTAACTCCTAATTATTAAGAAGGGCTACAAGTTCGTGGTGCCCCGCGTCCTTAAGCCGGTTTGCAATAGTGGTATTGTGTGACACCACTGCTTGTTTCATGTATGCAAGAACAACAGAATGTATGTGCTTCTTAAAAGCTTCTGCTTGTTCTCTGATGACTGGATGACTCTGACTGCCCACGTATACGATTTTATCTACGGCATCGGAGGCTAGTTCCTCTGGCGTAAATCCTCTCCCTTCTGTGGTTTTTACCACCACACCGCCTAGGAGTACCGGTACTTGTGGAAAATCAATCATGGCGATTTAGAGGCAAGTGGGAACCGTAGCATACCATCCCTAAATTCATCACGTCTGCCGCGACCCATCTGTTCCACGGCAAGTTTCTGTGAAGCATCAGCATACCTTTGATTATAGTATGCCAGCATATTATCCGGTCCTTTTGTGTAACTCATTGCCTCTACCATACAAGCGTAGAACAAGGCTTCCGGTGCATTTGTAGATAGCCAAGTCGTTTGGTTGGTAGAGGACAACTGAGGCGTACGCCTAAAATATCCCAACTCCACCTGAATCGGAGAACCGCCAGAAGCATTTGGGGATGGAGCAAGCATCAGGGTGTTTTGGTCCCAAAGAGCGTAGTACTTTGGAGTGCCCGTATCACTTTCATCCGGCCAGTACTCGTTCATGAACGAAACGTCTCTTTGCTCTAGGTAGTAGCTATCACCATTAGCAGGAATTACCTGTACATACCGAGCAAACAAGAACCCGTTCGGAAGAGTCACTCTGGGGCTGGTTGCATACAATGTGGCGGTGTCGTATTCCTTGTAGCAATCAAGGTCAACGTCCCGCATAATCCTGTTCTCAGCGAACAAGATAAAGTTGTTCAACACCGTCGGCGTGAACACATTGGAATCAATTTCCGAAAAGCTTCGGATGGCGTCTACAAGTTCGTTGTATGTCATAGTATGACCACCGTAACGGTTCCTGTTTTACCCAAACCGACAATGGGTTGAGCTATAGGGTCTGGCTGCATTCCAATAGAGCCAAATGTAGAATCGCCCGGAATCCCCACAAACACCTCAAGAAAACCGCTAGGTGAAGGTCTGGGTTCTTTTAGGGCCTCTGCATCAGACACATGTCTGAGAGGTTCTAGTTGTGGATGCTTTGGCTCATAGCATTCGGGACAAGTCTTTGCGCCTGTCCATTCCTTACGAAGCTCATTGAGCATGTACTGTTGACCACATCTGTCACACAGTCCAAGTGCGTATTTACCAGCGGCATACGCACTCATGCTTACCTCGTAAAGTCAGGTACTAGATATACACTGGCTCTTTCCCGGTCTTCTGCGGCAGCACGAGCAAACTCTTCTTCGTAGAACTGCTTGAGCATGGCGATTCTATCCGGGGCCTTTTTCAACGATAGATAATAAGCAAGACCGGCAGCTAGGCACGGAAGAAACCGGAAGTTTACGTCGGGAGTATCCGTATAATCCCCTGCATCCTGAATCCTGCGGATTGCGTAGTACACGAAGGTATACGTTTCCGATGGGTCAGGAGTGGGATATAGATAGAGCTTTGGCTGAATTGTACGTTCGACGTAATACTGGCAAGGACGAGCTTGCTGCGACTTGACCGGGATATGCAAGAACTCCGCCCTGCTAATCCTGTCGATGGTCAAGTCAGTCAAGGTACCTTGGTTGCTGAACCGGATGACCGCAGAAAGAACATCGACGGTATCGGTAGGCAGGTTGTAGGTATGGATACCTGTCGTAAGAAGCAGTGTACGTTGCTCAATGGTCCAAAGATTGAGACCACGGTTGGCCCAGTCCAAAAACAGTAGGTTGAGCGACCTACGTGCCGTCTTTACGTCATATCCGGCACGAACCTGAATACCGCAGCGTTCGTACGCTTCGGTAATAATCTCATCAATGTCGAGATTAAAAACTGTCGTGCCGGAAGTAGCCATTTTTTACCAAGAGGTAGATTGCGGGATACGCGGGAACACCGGAGTCGGCATGGTTCCAGCATCCTTCTGCTTTTCCATGTTTTCGTCAACCGGTTCTGGCGAGAAATAGGTTTCTTCGGCGCTCTTAGAAACAGCACCAAAGCCTTGGGTAGCGGCACCTACTCCACGAGCCTTAGTAGTCTTAGCCATGGTTTCTCCTCAGCACATCTTGCAAGACTTCTTACGCATCACAGCGCCTTGGCCACGGGTGACCATGCCGCCCTTCTTATAACCCTTCGGCTTCATATTCCGCTCCTCATCCATTTTCATCATCTTTTGGATGGTGTCCATCTGCTCCTTAGTCATGGACCCCGGACCCGAGATTTCCGGGCTGACTTCCATTTCCTTCTGGAGTTGCTTTTCCATCTGACGGCGCTTCATGGAACGATTGCGTTCACGCTCCATGTCCATCTTTTCCATGTCTTTCATGTCACTTCCCCTTGCCCATGGCCATGCGCTTGCGCGGGGAGACCATCATCTCACCACCAGCCTTATAGCCCTTAGGCATCTTACCAGCAGCACTCATCTTGTGAGTCTTTTCAAGCTTCATGGGCTTGGCTTCCTTCATCATCTTACCGATATCGGGGTCACGACGACCCTTCATAACGGCACGACCAATCCGGTCAACCGAACCACCCTTCATGGCACGACCCTTGATGTCGGCCATGCCGCCTTTTGCCATCTTTTTTCCGCAACTCGAAGCCATGATTACCTCATTTAACATTAGTTGGTTTACCGCCTACGCCTTGCGGCTTGGCGCGTTTGCGGCGAACCGCCGCCTGTTTTTGGCCTTCAGTCATAGCGGCAGCTTTCGATGCCGGTCTACACTTAGGGTACCCCTTACTGGAAAGGTTTGCTTCTTTACGTCCACAGGCTGGATGCTTGCCGGTCTTTTTGTCGGTACGAGAAATGTCTACCCAGTCTTCGGCAAACCACTTTTTGAGGGCTAGACCTTTGGCGGTCTTACGAACTGCCACTTTTCTTCCCCCAGTTTTTAGCCCCGACCTTACGACACTTGGCTACAGCACCTGAAGCATAGGCACTGGGCCAGACCTTGTAACGGGCCTTGACCTTCTTGGCGCATGCGTCATTGGCTTTTTTCGTCTTTGCCACGGTGTACCCAGTTTTGTACTGTTTTTGTTTCCCAAATACGGATGATTGTCCAGACAATCGTAAATGCTGCGGCAATTGCCGGGAGAACATCCATAAGAGTACCTACAACAGTTACAACGGAAACAGCATCAACTGCCTGCTTAACGGTTTCGGATGCATCGTGGTGCATTTTTAGCATTTCCATCTACGTCGGGCCTGACAAATACGCTTGTCAGGGGTTTTGGAACAATCAATCCCGTGCATTTTGGCTTGACCAGCGGAACGAGAGCAGTACGACTTGCGTCGTGCCGCTCTTTTTCCTGATGGTTTATCTTCCGTAACTGCTGTTTGTAGCTTACTGCCGGGATTGGCTTTGCGGTATGCAGCAACGCCTTTTTTGGTCATGCCAGCACCAGCCTTAGTCGGGCGGAAATTGCCAGACTTCACCGACGTAGCAATTCCCATGCCCTTGGACTTAGCCATGACTAGGCGTAAAACACCGTTGCTTTGGTAGCTGTGCCGGCTAGAGCGCAATACACGCTAGTTTCGCAAAGCACCCCGTCTTCAGGAAGTTGAAGGTAGACAGCCTGACCGTTCGCAATCGTGTCCAACACGATAACGTCGGAGCCGCCACTCCCGCCATCCTTGATGGTTACCGAGCCAGCAGTAGTTCCCGGCTGGACGTAAATCGCTTTTACACGACCACGTCCAGCGAAAACATCTCCACTGGCAGCGATATTAGTTGACTTAACGTCGCTACAGAAGCCCATTTGAGCCTCCTGTTAGGCGTCAGCAGTGAAGACAAGCGTATACCAGTCGGTTGCATCAAGAGCAACAGCAATCATAGTGCTGCTGTTTTCCATGGTAACCGCAGTATCAGCCGTACCACCGTTAATCTTGTCCGAAGTATTCGGGTAGACCAGAAGGGGTTGGGCCGCTCCGTTCACAATCATTACAGTGGCGCCGGCTACGGCTGCGGGAAGCTTGACTCCCTTTGCACCGTCAGCACCAGTAACTCGGGTAAAGCCAGCAGCAACAGAAGCGGCGGTAGCTTGATTAGTACCGGCGGCAGCTACAGTGGCGGCGGGCTGATTGACAGCACCAGTGATGGTGCCGGAGACATTACCGGTTACGTTGCCAGTGATGTCACCAATAAAACCATTGTCCGACTTAACCGGACCAGTAAAACGAGTCTGAGCCATGATAATCCTCGTGTTGTGGCACTCGCCCTATCGTCTCCACAACGTCTGCTAGGCCAGTCGATAGAGCTAAAAATCCTAGACAATTGAGTTTTATCAGATTACCGTGACGCGGTCAAGTTAGACCATTTTTATATGGCCACTCATTACGAGAAATACGGAAAAGCTTACTACGAGAAGAACAAGGCTAAAGTCCTTGAGAATACAAAGCGTAATAAGGCCAAGTGGAGAGAGCAATGGTGGGAATATAAAGCTTCCCTTAGCTGCACTATATGCGGTGAAAACCACCCAGCAGCACTAGATTTTCATCACCCTGTTAAGGAAGAGAAAGAAGACGGTGTCTACTCTTTCATTAAC